GGAACGTGCAGACGCTTAATTCTGAAAGCTAGGCTACCCTGACCTACCTTCTTATAGAAAACTAAAAAACTAGGTACTCTAAGGCGGTCTGAGAGGGTCTTTACTAGAGTTGTAGCTTTGTATTTCTGACCTTTATCGTAGCAAGTCTCAAGTATAGCAAGAGGTTCGTAGCAATCAGGACAGCACTCAATACTATCCACATCTATCATAGCTATGCCTTCATATTGCCTGTGCCAATCGTTATAGCTGCCATTACTAAATGCGTAAGTCCACCTAGCCATCATTACCCCATTGATCTGCCATAGCATCTGCTATTCCATCAAATAGTTTTGATCTGTTTTTTTGTCTATCTTTCCCACCTTTATTAAACCAATTACCAGCTTTTTTTGTAGATTCTATATTCCATTGATTTGCCATAGCAGCTGCAATACCATCAAAAGTTTTTGAAGCATCTTTCCAATTATGAACAACTCCATTACTAAACTTTTGTCCCTTTTTTTTTCCGCCAGTATTAGAAGGTAAGTATGGTTTGAATTTTTTTAAGTTATTTGTAGGAATTAATTTAGGTAAATTTTTTAACCATAATCTTGTATTTTTACTATAAGGATGACCATATTCATAAGGTTGAATTGTTTGTGTATGTTTTGGCATTTGATAGATTTTACTTGATATAGGATTTTCTACGCATATCTTATCTATTGGTGCATTGTACAAAGCCATAAAAAATTCTTTAGCTTTAAGTCCCAACTTATATCTACCTTTATTTAACTTACCTTTTGGATATAAGAATCTAGCACCAGCATTAGATAAATATGTGCAAGGTGGGTGAGCTATCATAAGATCCCAACCTTTATCTAAATGTTCTAATACATCCCCTTGATAATGATTACCTGGACTTTCAGTAGGTAGTATATCGCAGGACCAAGCATCATGACCTTTAGCAGCAAAGGCATTTCTTACAATACCTGAATATTCACAAGCTACTAATACTTTCATTTATTTTTTTTTAACATCTCAATCTCTAAATCTTTAAGATCAATCTGTCCCTTCAGTGTATCTATTTCTTTGTCTTGTAATCTTATGTAGCTGTTTTTTTCTTTTATCAGTTGCTTTAATTTTTTAATCTCATCATGTAATTTTATATCATCAAAGATACCTTCATAAGTCATCACTTAGATACCCCAAAAGTTAATCTCATCATTGCAGTTTTAGGATCATAAGTCCAATCACCTATTTCTATCTTGCTACAATGGGTAAGCATCACTGCCACAAATATAGTAGTAATTATCCTCATTTTATTACCTCGTATTAGACTCCACATAAACCCTCACAAGCATTATTAAACATATCAACTTCTTTAGATTTATCCTTTTTTTTAAAAATTACTTTATCTAACGGGACACACGATCTATGTAAATATAACTCATCAGTTAATTTATCATTACCTTTTCTAATAAACTTATCAACTTCAACAGCTTCATTAAATTCTTGAGGATTTTTTTCTTTCATATTAATCCAAAAATTATCACTGTGATAAGGACAGAAAACACAAGCTGATTTTGGTGGCATCAAAACTTTTTTTTCTTTTAACCAATTAATACAATCTTGACGACTTAATTTAGCTTCAATTAATGGATGTCTATTAAGTATATATTTATCTCTTGAAGGTTTCATTCTCATGATTTCATCAGTAGAAATACCTATCCATTGCTCAACATACTGATCTTTAGGAAAATGTTTTTTATATCCAACACCACATAATTGTCTAATTTTTTTTCTTATAGGGACAATTTTATAATCGTTTGTACATTGTCTACGAAGCATACCCTTTTTACCAGTGTCTGCATTCTTTGTAAAAAAAGGTGCAGTAGGCATTCTTTGATTATGATTTATATAACTTTTTAAATCTACTTTAATATTACCATTGTTTACAACGTGAACAGGAAAAGGAAGTACATCTTTTAAATAATCTAGATAATTGTAAACAGACTTAGGTTCATAACCTGTGTCTGCAAAAATCGCACAATCAACTTTGGGTAAAGTACCATCTCCCGCCATCAAAGCCATCGTAGAACTTTGAACACCAGCTCCTAAACTAATAACAACTAATTTTCTTTTTCTACCCTCTAATATATTCACTTTATAACCTCAATCTTTTTAACAACACATCTTGGAAAAATCGTATAGTTTCCTATTTCCATCTCACCATCTTCATCAAAAGAATGACAAGGATAAATAATAACTTTGTCTTTATCTTTATGTAAAAGATAACCAATACTTTCACATTTAGAATAGCTTTGCTTTTTAACCTTCTCGCTATCGACCCATTCAGGATTAGATACAATATCAATCCAAGAAACTTTTACTCTCTTATCTTTATTCAACGAAGTCATAGAAGTCATTGGGTTGTACTTGTTTATTTGTACCAAAGTAAATCTTCTTCATCTCTTCTTTACGAGGTATTCTTTGACCCTTTGAATACCGCCACATATTTGTCGAGGGGTTTATATTGTGTATCTTACATTGCCTAGCTATCTCTGAGTAGCTAAGTTTATTTTTCTTAATGTAATCTTGAAGTTTCATAATTCCTTTCTGTTGATGACTACCATTACCAATTCAGTTATCCCCAGTCAAGAAAAATAAGGTATAGACATAGTGGAAAACTAGGTATATATAGAAAGAAAACAATGGATTTAAAAAAACTATACGAAAAAACAAATGGTGGTTTAGGTCAAGATCACTTCAGCTTCACTCAATTAAGTAAGATGAAACCTATTGGTATGTGGATTGTTGATTACTTTGTTCGAGATCAGAAACGTAGAAGAGCTGATAAGAAAAATTTTAAGCTAGGCTATGGTTCAGTATCAGGAAACGTAGCACAAAGATTGATTGGCAAGTATGTATTTAAAGGTGCAGAAAGAGAAGAAATAAAAAATAGAGATTACAACACTATATTTAATTATGAGTATGACCTTTACAAAAAAGAAAGTTACGATCAAAGAGATGATAAAATTAAACAGATGGTCGTTGAAAGATTACACGACACGATTAAGAATGTACTTAAAGTAGTTAAAGAAATATTTGGCAGCAAACCTTTGATGTGTGAAAGATATGTATCAATGTCACCACAAGGTTTAGGTATAGATATACTAGGTCGTATAGACTGGGAGTCAGATAAATTATTTGCAGAGCAAAAGTCAAAACCTCCTAGTGCAAGAGGATTAGATTTAGATAATATAAAAATTTATACACAGAAACTACCCACTGAACCTGATCCTATAAACATAAACCAAGTAGCTTTTTATAGATTAGCCACAGAAAAACAACCTTTCTTGTTTTATGTTAATGAAAAAGATTATATTATTTTTGATAATGAACACCCAGCTTTATGGGATGATCATTTAGAATATTGTTATAGCGAAATGGTACAGAAAGCTATGACCATACAAAGATTACTTGAAGTAAGTAATGGCGATCCAAAGGTGATGGCAGGTCTTGTAGAGAAACCTGATCTATCACATTGGACTATGAAAGATGCTAGTGCAGATCAACTAGCAGTAATAAAACAACTATGGGGGTAAAATGAAAACTACAGTAAGTGTAGCAACACAATCAAATAGTGGCGATAAATGGTTATATGGCACACCACTTTATTTACAAAAGTGTTATCAATGTAATAAAAATTTATATTGTTTATCTGTAAAATATAATAACAAATATAAAGAATTTTATTTATGTGTTCATTGTTGCGATTTTCCTTTTATTAATTGGGATAGACAACATTATATTGCTTGGTGGATGAAAGTTAATTTAAAAAGAAGAAAGGGGTTTGTAAATGAAAGATAAAATAGATAGAGTAAATGAGTTATGCAGAAGAGACGGAGTATATAAAAACCTTACAACAGGTCAAACAACTGTTTCTTTGTGGAGTAAGATAAAATATTTTAGACAAGTTTTTGGTGATCAACTTGGGTTTGATGTATCAGTTATGGAACAAGAAGATTATTACATTGCTAAGTGTAAGATCATAGCTTATGATCCTGAACGTGTGTTAGCTACAGGACATTATAAACAATTTAAAAAGAGAAATGGCACATACATTCAAGGTGCTTTGCCTATGGCAGAAAGTTTCTCTATTTCACGAGCTTTAAGTTTTCTTGGTGTGTTGGATAAAGACATAACCTCCCTCGAAGAGTTAGAATCTTTAGGTATACCAACCACCAAGGAAGCTAAAGACACCTCAAATACAAGAGGTGTACCCGTCAAACAAATTGTAGAGGAGTTAAAAAAAGCTCCACATGAAACAAGATTAAATCATCTTCGTTATCATGTTTATAGACCTACGTTTGTTGAGACACAAAAAAATCATCCAAGAGATTATAGATTGCTAGACAATGCTTTTAAATCTAGGATGAACTTAATAACTAAACAGGAGAAAATATAATGGATAAGATATATATAAAACTTATGCCTAATCACGACAAACAGCCAGGTGATAATAGACCTAGCTTTGTTGCACCTATTAATCCTAAGTCGCCACCGGGTAAGACTTGGAGAATAGGAGC